TTTGCGAATCTGCTCGCGGCGCAGAAGAAAACGCCGAGATGGCCGCCTGACGACCACACCAAGAAGCATTGGGACCTCATCAAGAGCTACCAGTTGCGTTACGACAACGACCGGCAGCGCCTCATTCAGTCCAATCCCAACATCGCCATCGTGGGACCACGTACCGAGGTGTACGTGCCGATCGGCTGGCCGCGGGAGCTGTGCCGGTTCAGCGCCGCCCTGCTGTTCTCCGAGACGCCGAAGGTGACATCTGACCAGTTCACGGATCTGGTGGACGACATCGAGCGTATCAACGACTTCGGTGCGTTCGCCATCCTCGGTGGCATCAAGACGGCGAAGGACGGCAACATCGGCATCCGTGTCCTCTACGACGAGGAAATCTCCAAGTTGCCGCTGCTCACCCTGGTTGAGGAGAACCAGATCATCTGGCATCGCAAGCACGGCACATTCTACGTCGGCGGTATTGTCGTGCTCGAGCGCCAGTCTCATGAGAAGGGTGAGGAGAAGATCGTCTATCGTCTCCTCGAGTCTCACTCGACGGGCCTCGTGGAACGCAAGCTGTTCAAGGGTGACAACGGCGAGCTGGGGGATGCCGTCAGTCTCAAGAAGCTGCCGGAGTTTGCCGAACTCGATGACGAGTGGGAGACGGGCCTGGACTCTCCGACGCTCATCCCCTGGGAGAACATACCGGGTGCCGAGTCGGACATGTTCGGCTTGGGGCCGGTGTTCGACCTCATCAACGAGGCTGAGTCCCTCATGCTGGACCGTGGGCGCAAGGCCACACCTAGAGTGTTTGTGGACCGGAGCCTGGCCGACGAGACGGGCCGCCTCGAAATCGACGGCTTCATCCTGTCCGGTGGCAGCCGGTTGCGTGCGCCGCTGGGCACCGACCCCGGTAAGCTCATCAACATCGTCCAGCCCGATTTCTTGGCTGAGGAGCACATCAAATGGATGGACCACATCACGCAGCTCATGGTCACCGTCGCTGGGTACGCACCCCTGACCTGGGGTATTCAGGGGAATACCGCGACGATCCAGAGGGCGGTGTCGGGGTACGCAATGAAGTTGAGCCAACTCAGAACCCTCCTCAATCGGAGCGGAAAAGAGCACATGGCCCTACAGGCGATGGGTTGGGCCTTTGGGACGGCGATAGCCCTGGAAAAGAAGATCAAGACGGTCGCAGAGTGCTTGCCGGGAATCGAGCTGGGTGACGGCTTGCCGGCCGACCCTCTCGACGGTGCCCAAGAGGTGCTGTGGCTGCGACAAGCGCAGGCTGCCAGCACAGAGACGCTGGTGGAGACGATTCACCCGACGTGGACACCGGATCAGGTGTCAAATGAGGTCAACTCCATTTTGGATGCCGGTATGTTCCCGCCTGGTGGTGCTCAGAGCCAGGGTGTCGGGCCGCTCGGGCAGCCCGTGCGTGACCTGCTGCGGCGTGTGACCGGTGATTCGGCTGCGGGTGGTGGCGTAGACCCAGGGGCAGCTCCGGTTGCCGGGTAATCGAGACATGAAGGTACAAAAACACCATGTCGGATAATCGAGACAAGCGCACTTGGGATGAGGTGACTGACGCCATTGCGGGGATCCTGCTGCTGGGCGTCGGCGCCGTGGCTATTGGTCTGTTGGTCGCTCAACTGCTGCGGCTCGGGTTGTCTCGGGCTTACGCTGACAGACTCGCCATGCTCTTGGTGACCGAGGGACCATTCGTTGTGTCGCCTTTGCAGGTTCCTGGTCCGTGCGAGGAGTTCGAGAGACATCAGGCCGCTGGCTGGACGGCGTTGTTTGCAGTAGCAGCAGCAGATCGACTCCTACGAACAGAGGAGTTGAAGGGTCGTCCCGCCGACCGGGCGGTCGAGGCTGAGGCGACCTATTACCAACAGCACGTCGCCGCCGAGGAGCGCCGGCTGCGCGCCGCTATCATGCAGGATGCTGCTGCTCAGGTGATAGGTCAAGATGGGTTGCTGGGATGGCGGGCCGTGATTGACGAGCGTGTGACCCCAGAGTGCCGCTGGGCAAACGGTAGAAACTACAGAGCCGATCAGATGCCGGTTATCGGGTTTCCAGGTGCCGTACACGCGCGTTGCCGCTGTGCAGCGTCTTTCCCTCTACCAGGAGCACCCTTACTGCCTTCCATCTAGGTGGTGGCGACCTAGAACCTCAGTCGGTCATTACACTGGTGGTGACGTGACGAGCACGGGCCGGTACAACCTGGGAGGCAAGCATGACCACCACCAACACTGACCCCGCAGCACTAGCGGCGGCAGCCGAAGCAGCGAAAGTTGCTCAGGCGGCCCAAGCAGCGGAAGCGGCGAAAGTCGCAGAAGCGGCAGCGGCGGCAGCGAAGGCACCGAAGTTCTCGCAAGAGGACCTCGACCATCACATAGCGCAAGCGAAGGTGAAGGCGAGGGAGTCGGGCGTGAAGGAGTTTCTGGAGACGCTGGGGGTGGAGGACCTCGAAGCAGCCAAGGCGACCCTAGCGGCAGCCAAGGCGGCAGCGGAGGCCCAAAAGACGGACTTGCAAAAGGCCACCGAGGCTCTTGCAGCTCTGACGAAGGAGCGGGACGAGGCGAAAGCCGGGACCGTGAGGGCGTTGGCAACGGCAAGCCTCGAGGGTGCGTTGCGAGATGCGGGCTGCAATGCAGGCCGTGTGGCTGCGGCGCTCAAGCTCGTTGAACGTGCAGGGATCACCGTCACAGGTGATGTGGTAACGGGAGCGGCCGATGCGGTCGCCATCCTGAAGGCAGAGGTGCCCGAGTTGTTCGGGACCACCAAGCCGGGAGGGGGCGCTGCTGATGCTTCTGCCGGGGGGGTGGTACTGCCGCCCGAGGAGGACATCACGAAAGGGATGACCGCCAGTGAGCGAGCAGATTGGCTGAAGAAGAACGTGGCCGGGTTCGACCGGTTGCGTTGAAATGACGTGAGGATCTGGTCCTCACCGACAGGGAGGGATACCGGCGATGGCTGGATTCAGGGAATCGTTACCAGCGTCTCTGCAAGCAATCTTGCAGAATGGACTGCTTGACCACGTGTTCGAGGACGCCCTTGTGGCGAGCTTCCTGTATGACACGCTGGCCGACGTGCGCCCCTGGCCGGGTGGCTTGGGTTCCACGTCCATCATGACCCGTGGTGGCCTGTTGACCCCGAACACCGTGCCGATCACAGGTAACGACGCTGCGGTGTCTGGGTACGGCTTCGAGCAGTACCAGCTTCAGATGAACCAGTATGGTGGGTCCATCGACACGAACATGGCGACGAGCGCGATGGCGCTGGCGTCCAAGTTCCTCGAGGACAACACCAAGCTGGGCATCATGGCCGCGCAGTCCCTCGACTTGGTGGCTCAGGCCAGCCTGTACGGTGCCTACTCCGGTGGGAACGCCTATGCGACTGGTGTCCAGTCCTCCACGTCCCTGCCTATTAGTGACTTGACTGGTTTCGGTCAGACGCTTGTGGCCGATTCGACCACGAACACCAACGCTGCCGAGGGCAACCAGGGTGTTGCGGTGCCGTCGTTGGTGCAGGTGTCTGCCTCTAACCCCGGTTACTTCCTCAACGGTGTCCAGGGAATCTGGTCTTACACCGGTTGGCAGCAGTTGGGTGCTGCGGGTACGCAGGGTACGGCAACTAATCCGGCTGGTGCGGGTAACTTGTCGGGTTGTGTGGCGGTTTCTGGTGTTCTGGGTGCAATGGCCGCTGGCCAGAGCATCGTCACCTGTTTGCCCGCTTGCACGGGTGTCTACGGTGGGAACAACGTGGTTGCGACTACGTACTCCCCGCTGGCGCCGTACATCGTGCGTCCGAACGCCAAGACCTCGCAATGGGGCTTGCAGTCCACAGACGTAGCGACTCTGGCGACCTTCCGTAACGCCGTGACCAGGCTCAAGAGCCAGCACGTTCCGCAACTGAAGGGTGCCTATACGGCGCACGTCACGCCACAGACGGTGGCTGAGCTGTTCCTGGACACCGAGTTCCAGAGCGCTTACCGTGGTGGTGCTGCGACGACTTCGCCGGTCTACCCCGACAACGTGGTTGGTTCCAATATCGGCGGCGACGCAACGTTCCTCGGCCGCTTGGCCGGCATCGACTGGATCGAGAACACGGTCACCCCCGTGGTCTACAACCCGGCCGCCGGCTTCCAGGGTGCGATCTACCGGAACATCGTTGTGGGGGCCGATGCCCTCATCAAGGGTCCGTTCCAGGACCAGGCTGGCCTGTTGGCCTCGATGACCTCCGGTTCGACCGTCGAGATCAAGGAGCTGGGTGGAGTCGTTCGTATCCTCCGTGCCCCCCTCGACCGGTTGGGTCAGGTGCTTTCTAGCACATGGTCGTGGATCGGTGGCTACACCACGGGGTCCGACATCCTCACCGGTGACAACGCCGTTTACAAGAGGGCTGTCATAGTCGAGCACGCGTAATCTGCTGGACTCCGACAAGCAGACAAGAAGGAGTAGAGCATGAGCGTTATCGAAACCGATGTGGTCAAGGAAGCCAAGGACCTCGAGGCTGAAGCTGAGAAGCTAGAAGCCGAAGCCAAGGACCTCGAGGTAAAGGCTGCTCCCGTAGCTGAGGACGTCGAGAAGGCGGTCGATGCTGCTGCTGTGGCTGTCCCTCAGCTCAAGCCTGCTGCTGACGTGCTCAAGGATGCCGACCCGGTAGCGGCCAAGGTCTACGCTGCCGTCAAGGAAGCCGAGACAGAAGTCCCGAGCGACGAGTCCAAGGCACGCACGGTCCTCAAGGACGTGTGCATCAGCTTCAAGGGCTACATCCATGCGTTCAAGAAGGGTGCGCTGGTTGACGCTGGCGAGATCGCAGACGAGCTGCACCGGCTAGGGAAGGCTCTCTAAGGAAAGAGGGTCGGCCGTGTCCGATGCGACTACTGTAGGACCGAATCCACAAAAGCCGATTGTTGGTGTCCCCGAGGTCAATCCTGCTTCGGGCGCGCCGGCGCCCTACGCCTACGTGGCGCCCGAGACATGCATCTCTATCCTCCAAGAGCGGTATGGGCTGACGCTTGCCGGGGTGACCAAGGGTATCTGCCTGGTTGCCTCCATGCGTTGTGACGAGGAGGGACCGTTCCAGGGCGTCAAGGTGATGGCGACGCAGGAGCGTTCGTGGCCCCGCACATTCCGTTACGGTTGGCCGAACATCATCGCTGCTCCGACTCCGGTGCTCGTTGCTATTCAGGATCCTGGCGCTTGGCCGCTGAACTACGAGGGCGTCATCCCCCAGGAAGTCGTGGACTGGACGTGTCTCGAGGTCTACAGGCTCATGTCATCGCCCCTGCTGCGTCAGGTCGCCTCCGAGAGCGTGACGGGCGCATCTGTGAGGTATGCGCCTCCGCTGACGGCTGAGGGCGGCTGGGAGTCTCCTATCGACATCTTGCAGAGCACGCTGCTGTCGCCGTTCCAGTTGCGGTCTGCTCGCTGGAATGCGTTCCCGAACGCCGTTGGGGCGTAGTTACGCGATTGTAATATAATCCATCGCTCGATAGGTCCAGTCCCAACTTCGCTCTAGGACACCTAGGTCGCGATTGCATTGCCAACACAGCAATCCTCGGATGCATTGTCCGCACGTTTCTTTGCTAGGACAGCACGCGTGGTCATGGTCAACGTTCCATTGGTGATATGGTCCACCTGGATTATCAGTGTGGCACAGAGCACATCGGTTACCCTGCCAAATGACCCATGCCTCAAAAGTGGCTTCTGTGAGTCCAAAGCGTCGCTTCAGATAGTCCCAACGTCGCCGGAACGGTTGGCGACTTGGTTGACGCGCTTGTGTCGCTTGTCTCTGTGCTCGCACTTCATTTCTGTGGGCGTAGTACCAGCGGAGCTGGTAGGCAGCCCTTTTGCGTTGTGCTTCAGTTTGATTAGATGACGGTAGTCTGGACACGCGTGGGAGTCTAATGCATCTGCTACACTGATGCAAGGGAGGAATGTCCCATGTCAATGGAGCAGTTGTATCTTGAGGGACAGGTCATCCCGACTGTTGTCGAGGTGGTGGTTGGTCCTCCTGGTCCACAGGGAACTCCCGGTGGTGAGGATGGCGCACAGGGCGCCACTGGATACCAGGGTCCTGTAGGTTACCAGGGACCACAAGGAACGACTGGTCCTACGGGTACTCAAGGACCTCAGGGTTATCAGGGGTCGATTGGCTCAACTGGTACCCAGGGTCCACAAGGAACAACAGGTTCTACTGGCTCGCAAGGTCCAGTCGGGAATCAAGGACCTACAGGTAACCAGGGTCTGACTGGCAATCAGGGAACAACGGGTGCTACTGGTACCCAGGGTCCGGCGGGTAACCAGGGCACGACCGGCGCGACGGGTACCCAAGGACCACAGGGCACGGGTGGACCGACCGGTTCGCAAGGCCCAGTAGGCTATCAAGGCACCACTGGCAACCAGGGTCCTGTCGGTTATCAGGGACCACAGGGGACCGTGGGGAACCAGGGACCTGTGGGAAATCAGGGACCCCAAGGTACGACAGGTTCTACTGGTACTCAGGGTCCACAGGGTACCACTGGTTCTACCGGTACTCAGGGACCTGCTGGTGTGCAGGGACCTGCGGGGACTCAAGGACCTCAAGGAACCACTGGTTCAACAGGAACTCAGGGAACTCAGGGTTATCAGGGGTCGCAGGGAACCACTGGTAATCAGGGACCTATTGGATATCAGGGACCTCAGGGTATGACAGGTAACCAGGGTCCTATTGGGTATCAGGGACCCCAAGGAACAACTGGTTATCAGGGACCCGCTGGTACTCAAGGACCCGCTGGTACTCAAGGACCCACAGGTACGCAGGGTCCTCAAGGTGACAAAGGACCGCAAGGAAATCAAGGTTCGACGGGTGCTACTGGTACTCAAGGTCCACAAGGAACTACGGGACCCACCGGTACACAAGGTCCTCAGGGATACCAGGGTCCGCAGGGTAACCAGGGCACGAGCGGCGCGACGGTCCCGACCCTTATCCTGCCCGGTCAGAAGTTCGTAGTGCCCGACAACTCACAAGCACTGATGATCCGTCGCATAGTTGTACAGGCAGGAGGCTCCATTACTATCGGAGTAAACTCGGTATTAGTATCTGCGTAAAGAAAAGGACAATCGTAATGGCAAACGCACCAGGACAGATAGAGCTGACGCAAGAGGTCCCGATCGCCACGCCCGGAGATCAGACCCCTAATGCGGACACCGGTACCCTGATTTTGTTCCCCGAGGGTGGACAGTGGTATGCCAAGAGTGCCTCCGGTGTAGTTACCCTGGTCGGAAACACCGCCGCCCAGTTCGGGGCCAAGGGCGATCTCTTCGCCGGGACCGGCGTCGGCACGGGCGACAAGCTCGCCGTGGGCACGGCCGGGCAGGTGCTCACGGTCGGGGGCGCGGACCCATCCGGGCTCGAATGGTCGAACCAGGGCAATCCCGCGTTGCAGTACAACGACCTCTTGGGTTGGACGTTCGACCCGGTAGGCATTAACGACCGCAACAACTATGCCGGTGCCGCCCAGGTCATGCTCAGTCGAATACCGCTGCCCGCTGCGATCACTGTGACCAATGTCATAACA